CTCTATTGATCTTGTTATTCGTACCTTAAATGAATTTTGTTTGTTTGTGCTCACTCTTCTCGTATGGTCTTTTCTATTTTTTTAAACTCATTATTGTTATGAACTCAAAACAAACTCAAAGCTCACTTCAAATCAATTCAAGTTCGATCATTCAGATCACTTCAAATCAACTCAAATCAATATTTCAAATTAATTCAAAAAAGACTAAAAGCTCAAAATAGACCAAAAGTAAGAAAATAAAAGTCACAGAAGAGCACAGAGAGTGCTCTTCATTAATTATTGTGATGTGATGTATGTGTTAAAAATTAACTTAAATGAGGTAATATAGCAATTGTATTAAAGTTATTATTTTTAAAAAAGATCAATAAGTCATTATGAGAAATTATTTGATCTTGATTAAAATGAGACAATCCAGGATTTATTACACAATAAAAGTCTGATTGAATAAAGTCTTTATTATTATTTAAAGATTTTTGTACTTTTTTAATATTTTTCATTTTGTTTCCTTTCGTTAATTACTTTTAAAGTATCAAGAATTAAAATCGTTGTAACGAATAAAACTTTCTACTTTAGGATTATCATAAAGAACTAAGCTGTGACAATAGTGCTCAATCGTTGTTGTGTGTTTATATATTCACTTATGTATTAATTACATTATCGAAACAAACTAACGAAAGGTAAAAAATGATTAAATCTTATAAAATACTGAGAACTGAAACAGTTACAGATTATCAAATAGTAAAAGCATCAAGTGAAGATGAAGCTTATGACAACTTAAAAGATGATAAGTGGGAAGGTTATGAAGTTCAATCTTCAGATACAGAAATCGAAGAACAAAATAAACCTGAATTAAAAACTTTTATTACTCATGTTCCTGTTCATGGTTCAATGCGAGTATCTGTTGAAGCATCATCTGAAAAAGAAGCTTTAGAGTTAATTAAAGAGGGTAAATATACAGATAATGATGATTCATTTTCTTTGCAAGATTGTGAAACAACTCCCGAAGATTTAACTGAAAAAGATATCGAAGAACTTTGTTAATTAAGACTTAAAGCACATTTTTATAGTGTGCTTTGAGACTTAATTAAAGTCATAAATAAACTAACGAAAGGTAAACACATGCCAAAATACATAGCTATAAAAGATGATCGTAAAGATCTTTTTGTTACTGGTTCAGTCAATAGAGATCATGAGAAGTTAAGAGAGTTCTATCATAAGAACGTAGATACTTTTATCAAAGCTTATGATGTAACCAAAAAAATAATTGGTTTAAAATCTGATAAGTTAAATTTCTTTATTAGAAATATTAGAGGAAATACTATTGGATTTTATGCTGATGGTAGAAAAGAAGTTGCGATTGATATTCGTTCAAAGAACATCAAAAGTATCGTTTCAACTATCATACACGAGTGTCAACACGCGTTACAATATGAGACTGGAATACTTAAACTTGACCCAAAAAAGAAAGGTTTATATTTCATTTGGAAACAGAACAAAGGTTTAGGTGTTGCGATTGAGACTTCAATTCGTAAGTATAAACCATCTCAGAACCATAAAAAATATATGGACTTGCCTTGGGAGATAGATGCAAGAAATGCCGAGAAGAAATACATTGATCGAGTAATGAAGGAGGTGCAATAATGGACAAAAATAAACCTAAAAAGTTTGTTGTTGAATTTACAACTCAAACTTGTCCAAATGTCGTTGAACAAGATTTTGTAGAAATTAAAAAGTTTATTCAAAATTTTGTAGGCAATTTAACTGAAGAGGTAACTCTTACTTATAAAATAGATAATCAGTTAATTAAAAAAGTTTAGAAACATATCAAATTTGAGCTCAGTTTGTACATAGCTGAGCTCAAAATTCTCTCATATATACCGTAAGCAAATTCGTTTTTAATCAAAATCAAAACTGGTGCTGTATACCTTAAGCAAAATCAATAGCTGAGGGCTGTGACAACTATGCACATTAAATAGGGACACATCTAGGTTCTTTTATTCTTTACACTAGTGTAAGGTTTTCACTATGGCAAATGATACATTGAACTTAACAGAGTTTACCGTAGGTCAAACTGTACGCATGAATAAATACAATACATACGGTGTAATAACTCAAATCAATAAATCAACAATAAACATTGATGGCGACAACGGTAAGAAATACGAGGTCGATGTATCAATAGTTGTACCGGAGCATATAACTTATGAATGATATTAAAACAGTAGAGCTAAACATTGTCAGCAAACGTATTGATAAGAATCTTTTAAAATATAGATTCTTTGGTCATACAATCAATAAAGAAGAATTTAAGTTTAACATTAAAGCTTACAGTTACAAAGACGCAACAGCTGATTTGTTTAAAATGCTTAATGTTAATTACATCTGGTTGCTTAATTGTGAGATGCCTGGAAAACATTATCCTAACAATTACAAAGCAGGGTCAACCAGATCAATAGACCTAACCAAACATCAAAACAAAAATTAATGAATTATGGTAGCAACATTATGAAATTATTACTACCTAATGCTCACAAGGCTATGCTCCTTTTGTTAGTTAATATAATGAGCAGCAATAAACCGTTGTTAAATAATAATTTCAAAACAAAAAATGTACAGTGTGTGTTGAGGCAAGGGAACCAGTTGCTCTACAAAGCAGCTTTAATGTTTCCTTGTCTCTTAAATCATACACTTATGCAAACAATACACACTGAAAGGTAAATAATGGAAACATTAAAAGCAATAGGTTCAATAATAGGCGTACTTGCTACTATTGGATTTTTCTGGGGATTAACGTGGTTCGTTTGTTTAATGAACGACGCTTGTTATTATTCTAATTTTGGAGGTCTATAATGGCTGAATTTAATGATGCTATAGGCTTTGTACACTCAGCTAATAAAGCTCGTATGTATGAAAAAAAGAAACTAGCTGAAAAAGCAGCTAAAGAAAAAATATGTACTACTTGTAACGGCAATCATTTTATAAATACATCAGCAGGTCACATAAATTGTCCTACTTGTGTGTGTAATACTTTCTTTAGTGCAAGCTTTACAAACAAGGATAAATCTAGTACAACTTAAAAATCGGAGGCAAAATGTGTAAGTTATTAATATTAGGGCAACATAGCGATAGTTTTAAACGTCACTTAACTACAAAACAAAAAGCAGATCAAATAATAGAATTTAAAAAACTTAATCAAAGTTTTGGAGGCGAATACATAAGTAGAAATGGTATATCGTTAGATTCAGAATATGACGCAGCAGTTATTATTGAATATCCAAATGAAGAAAAAGCTAATCAGTTTGTTAAAGCTATGGCAGCTAGTAAATATATTTCAAGATGTAAAATTTATAAATTAACTACTTTACAAACTTTAGAAGAAAACTATATCAATGTTGGTAAAGTTTTAAATTTTAGAAACAAGGACAATGTATAATATTAGTACAAACTATTTGTGTGTTAGTGTGTTGTATTACTTTACAGCCGCAACAAAAATTACATCTATGTCAGGTGGTAACACAAATGGTTTGTGGATATGTCAAAGTGAACAAGGTCCACCTTTATTTAATTAAAATGTTTACAAAAATTTTTATTTTAATTAACGAAAGGCAAAACAATGAAAGAATTAATACACAAGATACCAGGAACAGCGATGTTCAAATTTATGGCTGAGTTTAGAAAATTAGATAATGAAATACAAGCTCAGACAGTTCAAACATTTTTAGCAATAGCTATGAATAAAAAAGATAAAGTGCCAATGGCAAATCTTTCAGAAACACTAGGAGTAAGTCAGGCAAGTTGCAGCCGTAACGTAGCTTTCTTTACTGATTGGACCAGAAAAAAAGTAAAAGGTCCAAACTTGTTAGCGTCAAGAGAAGATCCAATGGAACGAAGACGAAAGCTTGTTTACTTAACACCAAAAGGTAAACAGTTTTATAGTTCGTTAGAAAATATATGGGTAAAATAATTGGTGGCCTCACCCAGACTCGAACTGGGACGGATAAAATCCACACGATTTTAAGTCGTGACTGTCTACCAATTTCAGCATGAGGCCAAACATTTAGAAAGGTAATTATATGGCTTATAGACAAAGAAACAAAGGTTTTCAATTAGATATTACTCACAAAGGCAAAAGATATAGAACTCAAATACTTGGTGATGTAACTGATGCTAAGGCAGCTGAAGCACATTGTGAGAAAGGTTTAAATGAAGGTAAAAGTTGGCTTCATATTTGTAAAGAGCTTGATTTAGCACGCAAAGATCTATCCATTCACGCAATATTTACGCAAATGCAACATAAGTGGACTGATGCGTGTGGTTTAAGAACAGCTAAAAATGTTGTTGAACAAATAGGCATACATAAAAAGATAACAACAATCGACGAAGAAGTAATTGATAATTTAATAGAAGATTGGAAATCAAATGGCAATGCAGATAGTACGTGTAATAGAAAACTAGCAGCATTATCTAAAATATTAAGTCATGCTAAAAAAAGAAACTATATAAAATCTAAACCTGAAATAGAGTGGTTTATCGAAGGTCAAGGAAGAATAAGATACTTTAAGCATGAAGAAGAAAATAGATTTTTAGCTGCGTTGTACTCTGAACGATATAATGATGTAGCTGATTTAGTTGCTTTTGGTAATGATTGCGGTGGTCGTAAATCTGAACTTAAAAGAATAGATCAAGAACGAGATATAGATGGACGTATGCTTACTATAATGACTACTAAAGCTAAAGCACCATTTCCAAGATATATTGAGTTAACTGATAGAGCTATAAAAATACTTAAAAGATCTGGTCGTTATCCGTTTGCAAACATATCAGATGAGCATTTAAGAAAAGCTTGGAATTTTGGTAAAATTAAACTAGGTTTACAGGACGACAAGCAGTTTACTTTTCATTGCACTAGACACACGTTTGCGTCAAGATTAGTACAAGCAAATATTGGTATAACTGTAATACAAGAACTAATGGGACATAAAACAATTAAGATGACACTAAGGTACGCACATTTGGCGCCACGAAATAAAACTGAAGCTCGTAAAGCTTTAGAAAATACTAGTGACCAAAGCAGTGACCAAGTGGCAAAAGTCATAGGGTTTTGATTAAAAGTTTGTTAATCTATGACTTATTTAATAACAACAACAGACTTAAAATCTAGCTGATGGATATTTACACCAGTGTATAGCAGTGTGCTGTTATACAATAACTGTTTAAAAAGGTAAGTATTCACTAGTGTAACTAATACAACAACGGAGGCAAAATGGTGACCGGAATAAGTGACTATAAGAAAATAATTGAAAGACAAATAGAAAACGAAGCTGAGATGAGAAATCGAGGCGGTAAAAGAACTTTAAATAGAGAAAATAAATCAATTGAAAAAGAACGTGAGAGTATGACAACTCACGGCAAAAAGTTACTAAAAGCTAGTATTGATAAATATGAGGTCGTTATACAAGACTTTTTAAATGAAAATAATAGAGGTCCAAAATTTGTAGCTAAAAAATACTTAGATCAATTAGATTCAAAATTAATAGCTGTCATTGCAGCTAAAAAGATTATTGATAGTGTTACATCAGTTAGAAAATTTACAGCACAAGCAATATCACTTGGCAGTAAAATTGAAGATGAGCTTTACTTTCAATCATTTAGTCAAACTAATAAAGCTTTGTTTGATAGTGTAAATAAAGATTTAGATAAGCGATCTAATCATTACGAATATCGACGTTGGAAATTATTATTAAGTTCTAAAAGAACAGGTTTTGAGTGGGATAAATGGCCTGTAAGAGATAAGCTATTAGTCGGCGAATTACTTATATCATTATTTATTGAAGCAACTGGATTAGTACAAGTTGAAAAGATATTTAAAAGAAAAAGAGCTTATAATGTACTTACAGCGACTAATAAAACTTTAGAGTGGATTAAAAATGTTAGAGACTTTAATCAATTTTTTGATCCAGAATTTTATCCGTTACTTTGTAAACCTCGTAAATGGAAAACAAGTATTGGTGGTGGTTATATAAGTAAACACATTGAGCCAATGTTTTTAGTTACAGGTAATAATATTACTAGTCATAGAACTTATATTGAAGAACTTAAAAATTATGACATGCCAGGAGTTTATAATGGTTTAAATACTATTCAAGACACACCTTGGAAAGTTAATAGAGAAATATTAAATGTAGCTAAAACTGTATTTAATGACGACAGTAGAAATCGTGGTGGATTAATAACATCTAAGTTAATGGATATGCCTAATAAACCACACAGCATAAACAAAAAAGATAAAAATGAAGAAGAGTTAAAAGCTTTTTCTAAATGGAAATCTGAAATGACTATTGTTTATACTCAAAATCAAAAGCTAAGGTCTAAACGACTTGCTGAAGCAAACACAATTTATATAGCTGATAAGTTTGTTGACGAAGATAGAATACATCATGCAGGTAGACTTTGTTTTCGTGATAGATTTTATTATGTAACAGGATATTTTAATCCACAAGGCACAGACTTAGCAAAAGCATTACACATGTTTGCTAATAAAAAACCTTTAGGTAAAGTCGGCGAAAGATATTTGTGTTTACAATTAGCAAATACTTATGGTCAAGATAAAATATCATTAGATGATAGAATTAAATGGGTTCATAATAATAAAGATGCAATAGTAGCATCAGCTAGAGATCCATTTAAAACATCATTTTGGGAGAAAGCAGATAAACCTTGGCAGTTCTTAGCAGCAACATTTGAATTTGAAAATATGTTACGTTATGGATTAAGTTATGAATCTGGTTTACCATGTAACATTGATGGTTCATGTAATGGTTTGCAAAACTTTTCAGCTGTACTTAGAGATGAAGTTGGAGGTAAAGCAGTTAACTTAACTGATAACGATACTCCAGCAGATATTTATCAAGTTGTAGCTGATACAGTTATATCAAAATTAAAAATATCTTCTGATCCAATTGCTAAACAATGGCTCAGTTGGGGTATAGATCGTAAAGCTACTAAACGAAGTGTAATGGTTTTACCATATGGTGGAACTAGATACTCTTGCGTAGAGTTTGTAGACGAATATGTTTCTGATAGAGAAGAAAAAGGAGACTTACCACCATTTACTGATAGACCAAAAGCTAATATATTTTTAGCGAACTTAATTTGGGACAGTATTGGCAATACAGTTATTAAAGCTCGTGAAGCTATGGATTGGTTACAAAAAGTTGCAAGACTTTGTGCAGCAACTAAAACACCTGTACACTGGACCACACCTTTAGGTTTTCCTGTTAAGCAAGCATATTATTCTCAAAAAGATATGATTGTTAAAACTAAAATGATGGGTCGAATAAGGATAAGGTCCAATACAGATAAAATTAATAAACGAAAACAAGCTAATGGGATTTCGCCGAACTTCGTGCATGCGTTAGATGCAACGCACATGTTCTTAACGATTGATCATTGTTTGCAAAAAGGTGTTAAAGATTTTGGTATGGTTCACGATTCATACGCAACACTACCTTGCGATATGGATAAACTTAATGAATGTGCTAGATCAGCTTTTATACAAATGTATAGTGAGATGGATCCGTTAGAACATTTTAAAGACCAAATTACAGCATTAATTCCCGAGAAAAAAAGACACAAAATTCCACCATTACCTGCAAAAGGTAATTTGGATATTGAGGAAATTGCTAAAGCTAAGTATTTTTTCAGTTAAATATATACACTCGTGAATTAGATACACATATAGATACATTAATATAGGAGAAAAAATGTCAAGTAAAAGAAAATACGAACGTATTACAACTCCAGTTGGCGTCGCAAGTTACCCTTGGTTAAAAGATGCTGATTATAAATTCGACAAAGTAAATGGAATTTATAGTTGTAATATTTATGTTGATGATAATGAAGCAAAAGATTTTGTTACAGTTATCGACAAAGCTTACACGGAAAATTTAGCTGAACAAAAAAAGTTAAATGCCGGTAAAACAATTAAACCAGGTCCAAAACCTTACGTTTCAGAAAACGGTAAAACTTTATTTAAAATAAAGATGAAAGGTAAAATTGGCGATGTTGAAATTAGACCAGTTGTAATTGATAGTTCAGGTCAACCCATGACAGATATGATTGTTTATGGTGGCAGCAAAGTAAAAGTATCTGCAGACTTAATACCATATTACGTAGCAACTACTGGTGCTGGTATCTCATTGAGACTAGTAGGTGTACAAATATTAGAACTACAAACAAAACCTATGCCAAGTATGGCTAACTTAGGATTTAAAGAAGAAAAAGGTTATGTGCATGTAGCTGAAGAACAAACAGAAGCCTCTGTTAAAACACCTGTAAATGAAACTTCAAAAGAAGACTTTATTTAGAAGTGGACTTGAGGAACGCATAGCTCAGCAATTAAAAAAGCTAGGCGTTCCTGTAAGTTATGAGTCTTTTACAATTAGATATTTAAGACCTGCAAAAAATTCAAGGTATACACCTGACTTTGTATTACCAAACGGAATTGTCATTGAAGCGAAAGGTAGATTTTTAACTAAGGATAGACAGAAACATATTCAAGTTAAAGAACAATACCCACACATTGATATTAGATTTGTGTTTTCAAACCCAAACCAACGTATCAGTAAAATATCAAAAACTACTTACGCAAAGTGGTGTCAAACAAACGGATTTAAGTATGCAAAAGAAACAATACCAAAAGAGTGGATTGCTGAAGCAGACGTCAGGATTAAAAAACCGACAGTCGACTAAATATATTTTTATAGATTCAACAAAAACTCCAATGAACCTAGATATTACTAAAGAACAAATTGATGCGCAGCATCGTAAACAAGGATTACTAGGTATTGGTTATCATTTCATTATTACTATTGATGGTGATGTTAAAAAAGGAAGACACGTAGATCAAATAGGTTTTAACCTTGATGATGATAAAGGCGAAACAATAGGAATAGCTTTAGTTGGTCATAAAAAATTTAATGAGTTGCAAACTAAAGCATTAAACAAATTAGTTAACGACTTAATTCTTAAGTACGGACAACTAGAAATAAAATCAACAATAAGAGAGTTAGGAATATGAAAATTATTTTAGAAGGACCAGACTGTGCAGGTAAAACAACACTAGCAACAGCATTAAAAGGTAAGTTAACTGATTATCTTTATATACATCATGGTCAATACAAGCATGCGTACAAACCGCATTTAGAAAGTTTAAAATTAGATAGTGTAATTATAGATAGGCATTGGCCAAGTGAATTAATTTACAGCACTATATTTAGAGGTGGTCCAGCTTACAACATAAATCAAATGGAACAGCTAGCTAGAAAAGATGTAAATAATAAATTTATATTATGCTTACCACCTAAAGCAAAAGTTCTTTCAAGATTTGAAGAAAGAAGAAAAGATGGTGATGAAGATTTTGATAGCGTTGGAAGAGTTTATGATGCGTACGTCTTGCTAAAAAATATGTTTCCATACTTTACAATTTTTAATTATGCGGAGGAAAATACTGATGAGTTCATCAAAAAAGAAATCTATGAGCAAAAATAAAACTGAAGAAAAAACTAAAATAAATTCTACAAGTATATTGTGGTTGTCGTTATTAAATATGATTACACAATGCCCAACAGTATCACCAAGAGGTATTGAAACAAAAGAGCAGCTGTGTGTATCAACTAAAATTAATATGAACGAACCAATGGTTAATATAAAATCTAGAAAAATAGGTCAAAAATTTAGATTTGCAGAAGCAGCTTGGATATTAAGTGGTGATAATAGAGTTAAAACAATAGCACCATTTTCTAAAATGATTACAAAATTTAGTGATGATGGTGTTAGATTTTTTGGAGCTTATGGTGTTAAAGTAGTAGATCAACTACCATACATAATACAAACATTAAAAGATGATCCGTCATCAAGACAAGCAGTAATTAATATATGGCGTGAAAATCCTAGAAAATCTAATGATGTACCTTGTACATTAAGTTTACAATTTTTAATTAGAGATAATCAATTAAATTGCATGGCTACAATGAGGTCAAGCGATGCTTGGCTTGGTTGGGTTTATGATGTTTATAATTTTTCAATGATTTCCTTGTATGTGTTGTTACAATTAAAGAGCCAACACAATATTAAATACGATTTAGGTCATCTGTATTTAACTGTTGGCTCTCAGCATTTGTACAAGCAGCAGTTTGAACAAGCACAAGTTTGTTTAGAAAAAGCTGATTACTTTGAAGATGAAAAATCACCTACATATTTAAAAGATGGTGAACAATTAATTAATTTGTTGTGGCAGAAAGCTTTACAAAATGAAGATGAAACACAACAACAACTAGTTTTAGATGGTTTACAGTCATAGTAGATGAAGATCTACAATCATTTTGCCTTTCGATATGATTTGTAAACTAAATAAAATACGCGCCTTAAAGGGTAATACTTAGTACCGCCTTGCAAACCTAGCGGTTTGTTTTGGAGAAAGAGTGATCTACGGCGAGGACGCGTAGTTACTTCAGCCGGCCGACCCAGTTAACTTGACTGCTGTATCGCATAGATGTTGAAGTAATAAAAATATCCTCGCGCGTATTTCAATTTATAGAAAGGTAACATGCAAACTTCCGCAAAATTTTTAAGACACGAACCTTGTCCATCGTGTAACTCAAAGGACAACTTAGCTCGATATGACGACATGCACGCCTATTGTTTTGGTTGTGATTACTACGAGCATTCAGAAAATAAAACTCCAACAATACAAAATTCTAATATGAACGAACTTACAGAACAAGAATACAAGCCAATAATTTCTAGAAAAATTAAAATTGATACTTGCAAAAAGTACAATTACAAATTTGCTAAATACAAAGATGAATTAGTACATGTAGCTGATTATGGAAACAACACTTACAAATTAAGATTTAAAGATAAAAGATTTTCTTGGTTAGGTGATGCAAGAAGTACAGGTTTATTTGGTGAACAATTGTTTAGAGATGCCGGCAAACGTATTACGATAGTTGAAGGTGAGCTCGATTGTTTAAGTGTTAGTCAAGTATATGGTAACCAATGGCCAGTTGTTTCATTAAAAAATGGAGCACACTCAGCAGTAAAAGATATAACTAAATCTCTCGAATTTTTGTCAGGCTTTGAAGAAATTATAATTTGTTTTGATCAAGATGAGCCTGGAATAAAAGCTGCAAAACAAGTAGCAGAGTTGTTTCAACCTGGTCAAGCTAAGATAGCAAGACTACCAATGAAAGATGCTAACGAAATGTTAGTAGCAGATAAAACAAAAGAACTTTTAAATTGTTTATGGGACGCAAAAGTATTTAGACCTGATGGTATAATTGATGCAGCTGATTTATTAGACAAGGTAGTTAATAAAGAAGTAGTTGAAACTATAAATTATCCTTTTCCATCTATGAATATTAAAACTAAAGGTTTGCGTAAAGGTGAACTAGTTACAGTTACAGCAGGTACAGGTATTGGTAAAAGTCAATTTTGTCGTGAGCTAGCTTTTAATCTTATTAAACAAAACAAAAAAATTGGTTACATAGCATTAGAAGAAAGTATACAAAAGTCAGCTGAAAGTTTATTAAGCTTAGAATTAAATACACCGTTACATTTATCTACAGAAAAACAAGATAAGAAAAAACTATCAGAAGCTTTTAAATCATTATTTAATGATGGTAATGTTTTGTTGTACAATCATTTTGGTTCATTAGAACAAGGTCATTTATTATCTAAAATAAGATACTTAGCTAAAGCTTTAAAATGTGAATATATATTTTTAGATCATTTAAGTATTGTAATTTCAGGTAATGAAAGCGGCGATGAGCGTAGAAACTTAGATGCTATAATGACAGGATTAAGATCTTTAGTATCTGAAACTGGTATAGCATTAATAGTAGTTAGTCATTTAAGAAGAACTTTTAATGATAAAGGACATGAAGAAGGTGCATCAACATCATTAGGACAATTAAGAGGAAGTCATGGAATAGCACAACTTAGTGATATTGTAATAGGCTTAGAAAGAAATCAGCAATCAGCAAAAACGCAAAACCTTACATCAGTAAGAGTTTTAAAAAACCGTTGGTCCGGTGAAACAGGTTTATGTGGCAGAATAAATTTTGATCCTACAACTGGACGCTTGCAAGAGCATGAAGAGATTTGATTACTACAGTACCAAATGGAGTGATTATATTATGTCACAAATTGGTGAGTCAATTGCTACAGCTCGTAAACAAAATAAAATGCAGTATCTGTATGTACACAGAGAAGAGGACGCAGAAATAATTATGGATATGTTAAATATACTTTCAACAATGAGCCAATATGCTTTTATGGTTGAAGTTAGATATGTGAGGTTAAATTAATGAATTATATTTTAGACTTAGAGTGTGATAACTTATTAGATAAAGTTACAAAAATACATTGCATAGTAATAAAAGATATTAATACTGATGAAGTATTTACAGACTTAAATGTTTGTATTGAAAAAATCAAAGATGCAAAGATGTTAATTGGTCATAACATAATAGCATTTGATATTCCTGTTATAGAAAAAATATTAAAGTTTAAACCTAAAGCTGAGTTGTTTGATACACTAGTAGCAACTCGTTTAATATTTGCTCATATAAAAGAAATTGATTTTAAATTAATGCACAATGGTTTTCCTAAAAATTTAATAGGTTCACAGTCATTAAAAGCTTGGGGTCATAGACTTAAAGAACACAAAGGAGAAAAGCCTCAATCATGGGAAACATTTACTCCAGAAATGCTTATATATTGTGAGCAAGATGTTCATGTAACTCATAAACTTTATAATAAAATATTAAGTAAAGAATATTCAGATGAAGCTTTAAACTTAGAACACGAAGTACAATTGTTATGCACACAAATGATGGCTAACGGTATTGGCTTTGATACTAATGCTGCTAAAAAATTATACTCAACTTTATCAGATGAAAGAGAAAAATTAGGATTAGAGTTACAAAAATACTTTCCACCTTGGATTGAAGAAACACAATTTATTCCTAAACGAGATAATAAAAAAATGGGTTACAAAGCAGGTGTTGCTTTTATTAAAAAGAAAGAAATACAATTTAATCCAAACTCAAGAGATCATATTGCTTTTAGATTAAAAGAAAATCGTAATTGGAAACCAAAAGAATTTACACCTGATGGTAGAGCTAAAGTTGATGATGAAATTTTAAAAGAATTAGAGTGGCCAGAAGCTAAAGTATTATCAAGATATTTTATGATACAAAAACGTATAGCTCAAATAGCAGAAGGTAATAATGCATGGTTAAAATTAGAAAGAAACAATAGAGTTTATGGTTCAATAAATATTAATGGCGCTATTACAGGAAGAGCTACACATAGTAATCCTAACTTAGCACAAGTTCCTGCAGTAATTTTAGAGTATGGTCCTGAGTGTCGTTCATTATTTTGTGCAAGTGAAGGTCATGTATTGGTTGGAGCTGATATGTCACAAATAGAATTACGAATATTAGGTCATTATATTTCTGCTTATGATGGTGGCGAGTATGCTGATGATGTTATTAATGGAGACATACATACAAGAACACTACAAGCATTAGGTTTAAAACAAGAAGAAAGATGGCTTGCAAAAAGATTTATGTACACATTTCTCTATGGCGGAGGAGGAAAGAAACTAGGTGAAGTAATGGGTACAACTACTGAAGAAGGTTTTAAATTAAAAGATAAGTTTTTAAAAAAGATACCTGCATTAAAACAGTTAGTAACTAAAGTACAAGAAGTTTCAGCTAACGGTGACATTGGTGCACTTGATGGTAGACGAGTATTTTGTAGATCACAGCATAGTGCATTAAATAGTTTATTACAAAGTGGTGCTGCTATTGCTAGTAAATATTGGATAGCAGAATGTAAATCATTTTTAAATGAAGACTGTAAATTAGTTGCATGGATCCATGATGAATTAATATTAGAAGTTAAAAAAGGTAAAGAAGATTTTGTTAAACAAGAAGTAATAAAAGCTATCGAAAGAGCTGGAGTTAAATCAAAGCTTAGAGTTCCACTTACTGGAGATAGCAACATTGGCCACACCTGGAAAGCAATACATTAGTAGAAATTTAAGTGGTAGAGTTTTAACCCGTGGTTATACAGAAAACGGTTGGACTTATTTAGATTTAAGAACTCGTAAAACTAGAGTTAGTGAACGTTGGGTTAAATCTAGTTACTATAAAATAATGTGTATTACTCAGGCTTGGCAAGCATCACAGCGCAGAGCTAAAAGAAAAAAGTTAAAGCACACAATTACT